CGCGATCTTATTTTCGTGAGTAGCCCACGCGCCCGTCGCAGCCCGACCCACAATCCACGACTGCCCCTCAACCGGAGTAGCCGGCGGGGCGGACAGGATTGCCAGCACAGCCGTGCCATGCACCATGCCCAACACCGCGGCATCGACACGGTCATTGACCGTCTTCGTCGTGTCAATCAAAAGCTGATCGACTTCCGGTTTCGTGTAGCCGGTAGCTGCCGCTTTCGACGGCACCCAATGCACGCCATCCCACGCCAAACCATCGTTGACAGCCGGGGTCAGGACACCGGTGGTGTTCACATCGTCCAGGTCGCTGATGGCGAGGGTTTTCTCCTGCCAATCCGATCCGTTGAACGACAGCACATCACCGGCTGCGGCAGCGTCAGCTTGAACATCCGACAACCCGCTCAACGTCTGCTGGCGGGGAACCCAATCCTGGATTCCGTCATCCCACGACAGCACATCTTTGTCAACCGAACCGTCAGGCAAAACCTCTGGCAGGGCAGACGCAACCCACTTCTGCGAGCCGTCATCCCACGTCAGCACATCACCATCAAAGTTACCCGACTCGTCATCATCAACGTCAGTCAGATCAGACAGACGTGGCCTCGCCGCGATCCACTCACCCTGATCCCACGTCAACATGTCCCCGTCATTCGGGACACCGACGTTGACATCCTGCAAATCCTCAAGGTCGGCCACGACAGGGCCGGAACCCACACCCGTCGGGGACGCAACCCACGCCGACCCATCCCACGTCAACACCTCGCCGTCCGCAGGAGGTGTCGTCAAATCCACGTCGTAGCAGTCCACCAGGGCGGGGGTGTGCTCCACCCAGCCGGTGCCATCGAAACCCAAAACGTCACCCTTGGCAGCCGAGGTGACCTCCGCATCGGCGAGATCGCCCACCGTCAGCGGCTTCGGCGTCCACAACCCCGTCGCCGAATCGAACACCAGCGAATCACCCTCCGCCGGGGTGGCCGTGTTATCCACATCAGCGATGGTCGACAAATACAGGGGCGACGCTTCCCACTCGTCGGCGAACTCATTCCACCGCAACACATCCCCGTCGTCGGGGTCGGTTGCCTCCACGTCCGTCAAATTGTCCAGCGGCACACCCAACGCCGTCGGCGGCTTATTCACCCACTGCGACAGCCCCGCATCCCAGGTGAGCATGTCGCCGTCATCGGCCGCAGCCCCGATAGCCACATCATCCAAACCATCCAGGGTGTTCGGTGGTGGCGTCACAGCACGCCAAATGCCATCCGCACCCGTGAACGTCAACACATCCTTATCGACAGCCCCCGACGTGTCCACATCGGTGTGGTCGCTGACCGGGCCGGCGGCAGGCGCAGGAACGGGCTGATTAACCCACTTCGTGCCATCCCACATCAAAGCGTCATCCTTGGCGACGACCGCCGCCACGGACACATCCGACAACTCCGACAACTTCGACGCCTGCGAACCCACCGACACCCAATCGGTGCCGTTCCACGTCATCGACTGATTAGTCGCCAAAACGGTGTGCGTGTCGCCCTTCGCCGCATTGGCAAACACCCACGCCTTACCGTCCCAGAACACCACCTCATCCGGGTGCCCCGCGAACGCCCCCGTCGGAGCCTTCCCCACAATCCACGTCGCGCCCTGCGTCGGCGCCGCCGGCGGAACATCCACAATGTCCTGCACCGCAGGCTTACGCGCCAAACCAGACGCCAACCCCGACAACTTCGCATCAATATCGGGGATGGAATACACCGGCACATTCACCCAATTGGTGCCATTCCACACCAAGGCGTCACCCGAAGACGGGGCCGTGATCAACACCTGCGACACAAACGCCGACGGCGCAGACACCACCCACCGCTTCGACGGGTCATCCCACGACAACACATCCCCGGTCGTCAACGCCCCACCAACAGCACGCGCCGACGCCGACACATCCGTCAAATCCTGCAACCGGTTCGCCGAAACCTGCCACTGCGACTTCGCCAGCGACCACGACAACGTGTACCCGTCACCAGCCGGGGCAACCCCCGCCTCCCACACCGACAGCACAGCATTCCACGTCAACAACTGGCCCGGAGCAGTCCCGTCAGCCAGCGCGGACGCCGCAGCACCAACCGCAACCCAACCCAGCTTGTTCGCGTTCACCGCACCCGGATCACGCAACCACAAAACGTACTTGTCCTTCGTGACCGCCAACTGCACCGAATCGTCGGCCGGCAAATCACGCTCAGTGAGGAACACCTGAATGCCCGAACCGGCAGGAACACCATCCGCGTCAAGCCACTCATCGGACTCCACAATGGGTTCCGGCACCAAAATCGACATCTTTGATCGGCGATGCCCCAGCGCCGCCCAATCCTCATCGAACAAACTGAGCCGGCCCGTCGCCAGCTCCTTTGCAAGGGTGTACTGGTACGAACCGTCAGTCTCCGAAATGTAGCCTTCCGGGTTCCGCAACAACCGGATAACCGCATCGCACTCAACCTGCACCGCATCGGCACGCTGAATGACACCCTGACCCACCAACTTCCGCAGATCCGGGATCGTGCGAATGATCAGCCGCTCAACATCCGCCAAACGCAACTCGACAAGCGCCGACTCCGCATCACCCAGCGGGCGACCCCACCGCAACACCACATCCTCAACCGTCGCCAACGGCGTAGGAGGAACAACCGGCGGCGGCGGCTTAGGAGGCGTAGGCATACTTAAGTCCTTTTGATCTCGTCAGGAACATCAACAACAGCTTCGCTGGGGTCTTCCACTTCAGCCTGACCCGGCCGGGGGACGTGGCGGCGAACCCGCTGCCACACCCCAAGTTTCAACATCTCGACGCCCACAACACCGTCGACCGTGACGACGGCCCCCGACACCGTGGAACGCAACTCCATCGTTACTCTGCGGTTTTCTTCGCCGGCGCCCGACGGGCGGGCGCCTTCCGGGGTGCTGGTTCGGCGCCGACGACTTCGTAGCCGCCCTCCGCGAGGAGGCGTTCACCCATCTCGTCAGAACAGCCGAAGACGCCGCCGGTGGAAAGGTTCCTCAGTTCCATTATTTGACCTCATCCCTCATCACTTCGCCGTACAACTTGGTCTGCAATAAATCGCGGACAGCAACCGCCTCCGCTAAATCCGTAAACCTGCCGCCGTAATGCTCTTTACCGTTGTGGCCCACGCGGACAGTCCACTTACGGTTCGGCTGACTCCACGTCACCCCGCGATACCCGGACGAGTTGGTCGCATAGGTGCCCCGGCCCCGCTGCTTATTCACGCCCCTGGTCACCAACTGGAGGTGATCCGGGTTCACACACGCCGAATTGCCGCACCCGAACTGCTGATTGTCGTGATCTAGAACCATGCCGTCAGGGATTGGGCCGGCGAGAAGCTTCCACGCGACACGGTGCGCTGGCTCGACTCGCATCCGGCCCTTGGAGATCCGTTCGGTGCCGAAGGTTCCGTAGCCCTCATTGTTTAACGCGCCAATCCAGATCCAGCACGTTTCGGTTTTGTTGACTTTCCGCCAGAAACGTTCTTCCAACGTGCCTCTACAGCCGTAGACTGCCATTTATCGACTCCAATCCAGTCGGTCAAACCCCCGGACGGTTACCGCCGTCGCGGGGGACTTTCATGCTCAAGCTTACCCGGTAGAGAGGGTGTGGCGGTTAAGCCACACCCCCTCTGACCTGGGATTATTTGGCCGTGTACCTTACGAACGCCTGCGGGTCGTTGCAGAGAAAACCGTACTCTGCCTCGGCCAGCACGGCCACGAGGTTCCGTTCATAGAGGCTGACGAGGTTGCCGCCGAGGGTCACCGCCGCTTCGGTGGACACCCGGTAGGAGATGCCGCCGACAGCACCCCACACGCACTGGCTCCAGTCGCCGCCGTAGCCGAGGGTCTTCTTCGCGCCGACACCCGCCGGGGTGTTCGCCACGTTGTCACCCAGGAACGCGGGACGGCCGATCACCGAACCACCCGTGACGGCCTGCGTGGTCTGCGAGGCCGGGGGTGCGTCGATGAACAGGGGACGCCCGGTGGTGTCCACCGAACCCAGGAACAGCGGCTCGACCTCGCGGGCGAACAGGAAGCCGTTGAGCTTCTTGCCGTCCTTGACGAGGGCGTCGAGGCCCGCGACCACGTCGCCGTACACCGAACCTGCGGTCGCGGCGGCAGTCCCGAGGGCCACCGTCTTGGTGGTGGCATCCAGGTTGTTGCCTGCACCGAACGGCGAGTTGGTGCCGTGCAGGGCGGCGTTGTCGAACGCGACAGCGAAGGCTTCCGCGATGTCATCCCGCAGGATTGACATGTAGTTGCCGGGGTTGGCGCGAACGACTTCAGCGGACACCACGGAGATGCACGCCAGCTTGTGCGGGGTGATGGTCTTCAGACCGAGGGACGATTCGGTGGTCGGCTTCTGGCCGGCCTCCGCGACCCACGCCGCAGTCGCCTTCGACGTGCTGAACGGGATGGACTGCCCGTTAATGCCCAGCGGGATGCGACGAGCCAGGCTCATCACCGCCGAGGACTTCCGGGCCTGCTCGAAAAGCGCAGCCGACATTTCCGGCTTGAGGAACCCGGAGAAGTCGGTGGTCTTTGTTGCCGCGGTCTGCGGCGTCGGATTCTTGATATCTGCAACAGCCATGATGGCCTACCTGCTTTCTATGAAAAGGGTTTGGTTTATGCGCCGACTGCACGCCGCAGCGTGTCTTCCAGTTCGTCGCTGTTCAGGGCCATGTCATTCCCCGAGCCTTGATACGGGTCGACCGCCGGCTCCCGGACTTGCCTGCCCATCAGTCGCTTCGCTGCCGCCACAGATTCTGCGATGCTGTCAGGGTCGTTTCCGGTGACCAGGGCGATGATGTCGGGCATGGAGTCCGTGGGGATTCCCGCTTCGATCATCGCCGCATATTTATGGGTGGACAGTTCCGCCGCGGACAGTCTTGCCGAAAGGTCGGCGATGGTGTCGTTGGCTTCGGTGAACTTGGTTGTCCACTCTGCGGTCGATGCTTCGAGGGTTTGTACTGCCTGGTTTTTGGCCGCACGATGCTTCGCGGCTTCTGAACGCAGCTTTTGAACGGTTTCCCGGTCAAACAGTTTGCCCTCGTCCTCAGCCTCCGGGGCTTCGGTTTCCGTTTCAACGGTGGTGTCTTCTGACATGGTTTCGCCTCCTGGGCGTGTTAATTCGGTGACCACGTCGGGTGGTCATGTTTGCCGAAACTTGTGTGGTTAGCGCCGCGCTAACTCTTTTTTGAACAACTTCGCCGCAAGCGGGTTCGCAGCCAGAATCTCGTCCAGCTGGTCTTTTGATACCCGTTGCCGGTCTTGGGGGTCGCGGCCGGCGAGGGCGAACCGCAGATTGTTCAGGGTTTCCCGCTGCCGGGCCTGGGACGAGTTCAGGGTGACGCTGCGATACGTTTTGCCGTCTCTGTTGAGCACCCGATACTTTTTGTTCGGGTCATGCACAAAGTTTTCCGCTGCGTCTTTCCACTTCTCCAAAGCCTCATCGGCGTCAGATTTCCCCGGCCAGTCGTTTTCGTCGTAGACGGGCATCACCGTGCAATCACAGCCGGTGTGCCACTCATTCATCGGCAGGACGGCGTCGGCGCCCTCAGAAACCTCGTTCAACCATTCCTGCGACACCAGCATTGAGCCCGCAGAGTCCGCCGAGTAGTAGACGGGGCCGCGAGACACCAGCATCATGCACCAGGCGCACGTTTCGTCGCCGGTAGCGACCCGCGCCCACCCCACAACATCGGGTGGTTCGTCGTAATTGTCCAAGTTTGTGGCGGGCACCCGGCGGGTGTTCCCGCCCCACGTCGGCAACTCCACCATCTCCTGCCCCCCCTCCAGGATCTCTTTCATCTCTTTGATGAAATCGTTGTCCTTTGGGGTGATGCGGTCCCGCTTCTTCTCAGCTTTTTTGCGTTTCTTCACCTCGGCGGCCACCGCGGCGTCGGCTTCCACAGCCTGCACCATTTCGTCGCGCCCTGCGTCGGCGACGATCTTCGCGACCGCCACCCGCACAGTGGACTCCACCCTCGGCGGGGGCACCGCCACACCCTGCTTGGCTTGCTCCCGCACCACCGCAACCTGCCTGACAATGGTGTCGTAGGCAGGTTTCATGTCGCGCACAAACCAGTCGAACTGGTAGTCGGGCAGCAACGGCACATCTAGGCGGGGTAAACCGGTGGCGCGTTCCCGTTCAAGGTCGAAGAAGTTGCGGGCCGACCACGCCGCCCGTGAGCGCCCCAACATCACAGCGTCGAAAACAAGGCGCAGGAACCGCATCCACACGGTGAAGTTGACGATCTTTGCGCCCGCCATGCCTGCTGCGGTGCCGGCGGCGGCGACCGCAGCCATCACGGCGGCTTTCTGCTCAGCGGCGTACTGCTCAGACTGCGGTGTCATACCCCGTCACCAAGGTGGGTGACATGGCATTGAAAGGGTTCTGCTCGCTGTCCCACTGCTCCATGCGGTCAATCTGGGAAAGTGTGTACCCGAGGTCAATCCGAGCCTGCCTAAGGGGCACTATCCCCGTCCCGTTCGCATACAGCTTGACGACCGCATCAGCCTTGGATGCGAACGTCGGGGTGGCCGGGTCACGCCAATGCGCTTCCATGCGGTGGTATTCATCCGGGAGTTCCTCATCGGGATGCATCACCATCCACGCGACCCGCATGGCCTGCTCCCACGCCGACCCGAACACCCGCGATTTCCCCTCGGCGTTCTTCACCAGCCGCGACTCCGACGCCCGGATTGCTTCCGCAGAGGCGGGGTTGTCCGACGCCGACGACAAGTATTGGGGTGGCAGGCCGGTGACGGCGGCGGCTTGCTTCGCCAACTCCCGCAACACATTCACAAAGTTCATCAATTCGGCGGCGTTGAACTGCATTGCTTTCGCGTCCGGGTCCTCAAATGCAAGAATTCTCGCAAGATAGGCGTCGAAGTGGCCTTTGCCGTCACCCAACGGGGCCTGTTGAGCCCCGATGTCGTCGGCGCTGACACCGAACAGCACACGCTGCGGCACCGCCATCATTTCCGC